GGTGTTGGAGTCGGACAGGGCAGGGCAACCGCTGTTGATGATGTACGGAGTGCCGTCAATGGTGCCAAAGCCGCCGGTCGGCCCCGGAATGATGGTGTGGATCTTCTTGCCATCCTCGGAACGCAGTCGGGCAAACGCTGCCAGGTCTTTTTTGTTCAGGATTAATACGCAGGACCCTTCCACAGCCTCGTCACCGCCGTAGCCATAGATGATGGCATCCAGGGTGGTATTGGTGATTGCAGTAATTTCAATATCGCTGGCAGTAGGAATAACGCTGCTGGAAGCGTTGAAAATACCGGTCAGGGTGTTGGTGGTGCCAGCGCCGACCATGATCTGTTTCGCAAGTTTCTTGCGAACGGAACGATTCACGCCGCGCAGCACAACATCGGCATACGGAGCAGCCGGAAGTTTCTCGACTTCTTCGGTAATTTCGGAATAAGCGGTGATTTTTGCTTTGGTCAAATCGGAATAACCAAAGGTGGTGTCAGCGGTCGCATAGTCGGCGCCTTCTGCCTTGTAATCACCATCGGCACTGCCGGCTTCCCAAGGCTGACGATAGGATTCGCCACCGGGCAGCTGGATAATGTCAACAGCATCCAACAGGCTGGAAACTTCCTGGAACGTGTCGTTGATGGTGTCGCTGTAATGGGTCGGTACTACTACGTTGCTGGATGCAACAGTTACGGAACGGCCTTCTTTCAGGGTTTTGCCGCTTTCTTCCATTTTGGCACGGTTTTCTTTCATCTTTTTTTCCTCCAGTTCTACTTTTTCACGGGTTTCAAAGCCTTTTCCGGGAGTGTACTCCTGGGAACGGGCTTCCTTTTCTTCGGCTTCTTTGATAGCCTTGGTGCGGGCTTCTTCTTCTGCCTTCTTCTGTTCGGCCTCGGCCTTCTCAGCGGCAGCACGTTCCTCTTTCTCGCATTCGGCAATCATGCCGCGCAGTTCTTCGATCTCACCGTTCAGGGCGGTCAGTTCGTCATTGATGGAACGCAGTTCTTTGACATCTTCGGTTTCCTTGCTGCGGTTCTGAAGTTCAGCCTTTTTCGCTTCCTTTGCCTGCAGCATTTCATTCAGTTTGTCTTTCATTTGCTTTCCTCCTGGTCATTTACATAAAATTTCATTTCTCAGCTTATATATCTCAGCCGTTCTCGAACTCTCCAGTTCTTTAGACCTCGCACTCTCCAGTGCGGCACGGGCACTCTCCAGTGCCTCCTTGTCCCTGGCAGAAATATCGGTTGATTCATACGCCGGGTCATTGACAGCGGATACCTCATAAACCTTGGCAATCTTTGTGATGTGCCGGAGAGGGTAATCGGTGTCCAGTTTTTCCCATGCCTGTTCCTCCACCCGGAAAGAGAAACTCATGCCGGTAACATCACCCCGTTCCACCGCGCTATATACGGCACGGGCCTCCTGGTTATTCTCCGTGTCAACACGGGCATCCATAGCCAAACCCGTCAGGTCGATGGTCAGTTTCATGGTGCTGTTGCCGTTGTTGTTCCGGCTTCTTGCCAACGGAATCTTGTTGTCCCGGTGGTTCACAAAAAACAAAACGTCCGTCAGGTCGCACCCGTCGAACGCACCCGGCTCGATTACTTCCTCAAAGATGCCGCCAATATCGGTCTTGGAGTTAAAAACAGCCGGGTGTCCCGTCAGGTGTTTCTCGCCATCCTGCGAGTCTGCCCGGAACTCCTGCCCCGCATACTTCCTGCGGCATACATCCAAGTCATTCATTGCTTTTTTTATCATCTGGCTCGTCATTGTTGACTCCTTTCGCATTCAGCTGATACTGGTCTACCAAATCAACATTCACATAGTTCAAACTCTGCAGCCTGCGGTCGCCGCCCTCATACGGCTCGATGCCGAACATCTCATTGATTTGGTTCAGCGTCATGATGCCGGTGTTGTGGGCGATAGTCGCAAGCTGGATCTTATCCGCGGTACTGTAATATTCAACCTTGTTGTAGTAGCATCGGATTCTGTGACCGATGTCCTGCTCCCGTGGGGTGAACAGAACCCCGGATGCGGCTTTTTGGAACTCCTCGATAAAGTCCTCGATGCACGTCTGGAAAAAGGCGGCGTGTTGGTCGCCGTTGTACGACCCGTCGAGGATTTCCTCGCTCACCCCGAACCGCTGCCGGATAATGGCTTTGAAAAAGTCCATCGCCTCGGTGGGGATAACCGCCTGCCGCTGGGGAATCGGAACGAACTCACCCGCAAGGTCCGTGGCAGCTATGCCCATCTTGGAAGTGATGATGTGATCCTCAAAGTTGTCCCTTGCGGCTTGTATCTTGTCCTTGCCCACTATCGTCTTGGAAACGAACATCCCGTTCAGTTTCAGCGAAGCCTCGATGCTCAACGGCAACCCCTCCATCGTTTTATGGAGGTTTGTGACCGCCGACAGCAGATCCTGCGTGTCGGGGCCTCCCTGGTCGTTGCCGCCACCGACAATAAGGTTCGTACCCCTTCTCCATTTCAGGTGGATGATGTCATCGTATGGCAGCGTGTCCTGACCGCCGTCCTTCCAGTAAAACCGGATGAGCCACGTCTTTCCATCGTCTGCGTCCACGCCCATTTCCACGCTGACCGGGTTCAGCGGGTAAAAAGCTGTATATTTTCTGTACGGGTTGCCGTATTTATCCACAATCTCTTTCCACTGCGGAAAGATAAAACAGTGCATCATCTTCCGCTGCAACCACACGCAGGATGCCAGAAAGTCCGGTGTACTCTGTAACGGGTTCGGCTTGAACCGAAACAGCCTTGTAATGTCGTCATTCTGCACCCGGATCCCGTTTCCGGTTTCCACAACGGACATGACGTTCATCTTGGAAATTTCCGTCGCTATCCGGTCGATGCAGTTGTTGACCACATCGCTGGCGTAAATATCTTTTCCGAAACTGGTGAAAACTGGCGTCCCGTCATTTAGGATGCCGCGAAGCACTGCCTTTTTCCTCCAGTCCCGGTATGCCTGGACCGCTTTTGACAAGTAGTTTGTAATCATTTCTCACCTCATCATTTGTGCTGACCGGTACTCCGACCGGAATCTGCCTAACACGGCATAACTGATAATCCCAGAAAGGGCGCCATCAATACGGTTCTTTGATGTGCCATATTTTTTAACGGGCATGATCAGCCCGATGTTGTTGGTCTTGACCGCCGTGTTACGCAAGCACCATCTGTCCATCTCGTTATTGTTGAAGTTCAGTGCCTTCTGCTTCAAATCGGCCTCCAGCGCCCTCATTGCACCGGAAAGGCTCATGAAGTCCATGCCGATACGTTCCAGCACTTCTTCCCCAAATACATCCGCAAACATACTCTTGAAAGCCTTGGAATGCCAGTTGTCATACCCCACTTTGTAGGGTATGATCCCATATTCCTTGTATATCCCGGCAAACCACTCCACTATCATCGCATCGTCCACCTCGTTGCCGGGGCAGATCGTGACGAGTCCCTGCCGTTCCCATTCCCGGTAGTTTTTACGCTCCGGGTTCAGGTTGTTGTCCTCTAAAATGGCATCCGCTTTGGCTTCCGGTATAAAATACATCCCAAACATGAAACGCCGGTACCCGTGGATGGGTTCCTTCGTTTCTATAAACAATTTTGCCGAACACAGATCTGTCGTTTCCGCAAGGTCAACCCCGCCCAGGGCAAGCTGCCCTTCCAGCTGCCGCAGGTCGAACTCGGATGCGTTCTCTATGTCCCCGATGTCCAGCCATGCCACCGCGCTGTTCTGCTTGATGTTGAAGTCCTTGGAAAGAACAAAAGCACGGGTCGCAGAGTTGCTCCGCGCCTCGTCCACCTGTTTCCGCAAATATGAAATTTTCTTTATAACGCCAAGTCCCGGATTGCTTTTGACCCAGGAACTTTCATCCTGCCAAACTTCCTCCTCGCTGTCCTGGCAAAACCACCATATAACCCAGTCCGGTCGCTCGATCTCCCCGTCCAGCACCTTCTCCGCTTCAGAAAGCCGCTGGTCAAGGTAGCCGTCATCCGTAAAGCCTTCCGTCGATATCTCAAAATATAAAGGCTCGTCCTGGGTTGACAATGCCTGCCGGATAGGTGCCACCAGCGAGTTGTCCTGCATCTCATGTACTTCATCCACCACACCGACTTTGATGTTCCGGCCTTCCTTGTTTTTCCCATGGGCAGATATTTTTCGGATGCTCCCCTTATTTTGATAACTGAACTTGCCCCTGGTGCGCTTGTTCTTGGGGTTTCCAAAGAATATGCCCTTGTTGTTCCTCCGGGTGCAAGCCGCCAGCTTGGGTGATTCCTCCCTCATGGCATCCGCTGCCTGGAAAGCCAAGTCTGCCTGGTCGTAATCGTTCGACCCGAACAGAACCTTGGTCCCCATCTCCCCGCAGATGAACTCGGAAAGGCTGATGGCTGACGAGAAAGGGGTCTTTCCGTTTTTCCGTCCCATCAGCAACAGCACGTCATGGTATTTCCTTACATACCGCCCCGCCTCATCGCTCCATACCTTTATGGCAAAGATGGATTCGATGATGGCTTTCTGGAACAGTTCAAGTTTAAACGGCTTCCCCGCGAACGGGGCCTCATACAGTTTGCATTCGTTCTGTATGAATTGGATCCGTTTGTTGGAATCAGCCAGATCTATAAAAATCTCCGGGTCCTCAAAGTCTGCCAGCAGCCGTTTGATGTTCTGCTTGATTCTCCGGCAGGCGACGATTTCCCCGCTGCTGATTTTCTGCCAATATATATGAATCCAGGAGGGATACGGCGCAAGCGGTTTATTCGTATTCGTCGAGTCCAAGTTCTTCTTCATCTGGTGTCGCCTGTCCCAGCGCCTTTGCCAGCCGTGTCATGTGGTTAAGGTAACTTGCCCTCACCCTCGTCATTTGACGGCTGACCGGCAGTTCCTTCTGCCGTTGCGGGTTGTTCCTGTCCACCATGATCAGTCCGGATGCCATTGCAATCTCATGCAGTTCATCCAGTTCCGTCCGACATCTCGCTGCCTCCCAAATTACGCCGTCCAGCAGGTCCAGCATCTTTTCGTCGGCTTCCTTGAAAATTCCCCGGATTCGGTTATATTCTCGCTTGCTCTTTTCGTATTTCTCCTGGTTTCCCATGCTTTTCTCCAAAATGAAAAATCCACAACGGAAAAGTCAAATTTTCCCTGCGGATCGTAAAAAGG